TCACAACGTTCTCTCCCTGAGACGGTGCGAACAGTGCCGGATTCACCATTTATCAAACCTGATACGCTTAACTTTGATGCAGAATGATACGGAAGTAAAACAGACGCCACGAGGGGTCGGGCTAATTGGCAGTACTGAGCCTAGAATCCACACGCCTTTACTAAAAGGTGTTAGCAAAGCACAAGAAGTTGCAGATCTAGCCGACAAAATAGGTATGCCGCTTATACCCTGGCAACGCTGGGTGCTAGATGATCTACTAGCTGTAGATGATGCAGATAACTGGCGTAAAAAGACAGCTCTTATATTAGTAGCCCGTCAAAATGGTAAGACGCACCTGGCTCGCATGCTTATACTCTCACATTTATTCTTATGGCAATCTAAGAATGTCCTAGGCATGTCCTCTAACCGTAATATGGCATTAGATACATTTAGACAAGTTGCATACACAATAGAAGACAATGAGTTTCTAAAAAAGCAAGTAAGACAGATACGCCTGGCTAATGGTCAAGAATCTATTAGTTTACTTAACGGCGCAAGGTATGAAATAGCAGCGGCAACACGAGATGCACCACGTGGTAAGACTGCAGATTTTCTATACATAGATGAGTTACGCGAGTGGACACCAGAAGCGTACACAGCTGCACTGCCAGTAACACGTGCAAGACCTAACGCTATGACACTAATGACAAGCAACGCAGGTGATGGATTTAGTACGACACTTAACGATCTAGTAGAGCGATGCAAATCTTATCCGCCAGACAATTTAGGTTATTACGAATACAGCGCACCACAGCACTGCAAAATAAATGATCGCAAAGCGTGGGCTATGGCTAACCCAGCACTAGGGCATTTAATTACAGAGCAGACACTAGAAGAATCTGTAAACACAAACAGCATAGAAGCTACACGTACAGAGATGTTATGCCAGTGGGTAGATAGCGCAGTCAGTCCTTGGGTCTATGGAAGTATAGAAGCATGCAGCGACAGTACGCTAGAAATCCCTGTCGGGCCTATGACTATAATGGCCTTTGATATTGCACCTACACGCAGATCCGGTGCGTTAATAATGGGCCAGATGAAAGATGGCAAGATAGCAGTCGGACTTGCACAGCTGTGGCATAGTGATATTGCAATAGATGAAGTTAAAATGGCTAGCGATGTAAATGAATGGGCTAGAAAATACCATCCACACATTATCTGCTTTGACAAATATGCCACGCAGTCAATAGCAACACGATTAGAGCAAAGCGGATGGCGTATGCAAGATGTGTCGGGTCAAGCCTTTTACCAGGCATGCTCGGATCTATCAGATGCTATGGCTAACAGCAGAATGGTGCATAGTGGCCAGGCAGATTTAGTACAGCACTTAAATAACTGTGCTGCTAAGACTAGCGATGCAGGCTGGCGTATAATACGTAGAAAATCTGCAGGAGACGTTACAGCTGCAATATCTTTGGCTATGGTAGTAAGCCAGTTGACACGCCCACAACAAACCGCGCAAATATTTGTCTAACTTGCACCATAAGTCCGTTTTATGGTATAACATACCTATATGGGTCTATTGTCTGCTTTGGGTATAACCACTAATAATAAAACCGTACAAGCGCAATACGCCCCTGCCGTTATGAATGACGGTTACGGTTATGGTGGCGTTGGCAACACGTTTGGTTACGGGCCAATGGATCGCTCACTGGCTATGCAAGTACCAGCTGTAACAAGATGCCGCAATTTAATTGCTGGTGTTATTAGTTATTTACCTTTAGAACTTTACAAGAAATCTACTGGCCAAGAATTAAAATCTCCACTATGGTTAGAGCAACCGGACATCCGTCAGCCTAGATCCGTTACGATAAGTGCCACCGTTGATTCACTAATTTTCTACGGTGTCGCTTATTGGCGTGTTACAGAAGTTTATGCAGATGATTTGCGACCATCAAGATTTGAATGGGTAAGCAATTCTAGAGTTAATGCACAATTAAATCCTAAAGGCACACAGGTATTATATTACACACTTGACGGTGAAAAAGTACCGATGGATGGCCCAGGATCTTTAATTACATTTCAAGGATTAACACAAGGCGTATTACAAACTGGCGCACGTACAATACAAAGCGCATTAGATTTAGAAAAGGCTGCAGCTGTAGCAGCACAGACACCTATGGCAACAGGATTCATTAAAAACACTGGCGCAGATATGCCAGAGTCACAAGTACAAGGTTTATTAGCGGCTTGGAAGGCAGCCAGGTCATCAAGATCAACTGCATACCTAACTAGCACATTATCTTATGAGACTGTTGGTTTTAGCCCTAAAGATATGATGTATAACGATGCGCAGCAATATCTAGCAACACAGATAGCACGTGCCATGAATGTACCTGCCTATTACATAAGCGCAGACATGAATAACAGCATGACTTATCAAAACATTATTGATGGCCGTAAAGAGTTTGTAGCCTATTCACTACAACCTTATATCTGTGCTATAGAAGATCGTCTAAGCATGAACGATATAACAGCTGCAGGCCATACTGTGCGTTTTAACATAAGCGAAACATTCTTACGATCCGATGACAAAACAAGATTAGAAACCCTAGAAAAAATGTTGGCCCTAGGTCTAATAGATGTAGAGCAAGCTAAAGAGATGGAAGATATGACCCCTAACGGAAATGAGAATAACGATGCTACTTACATTCAGTAGTAATTTAGAAAGCGCAGATACAGAGCGCAGGATAATCGCTGGCAAAATAGTGCCATACGAAACAGTAGGCTCAACTAGCGCAGGCCCGGTTGTCTTTGCTAAAGATTCTATAGATATTGGCGATCCAGGCAAGATTAAGATGCTTATGCAACACAAAGCAGATAAACCAATAGGCCGCATGCAAAAATTTCAAAAGGCAGAAGATGGCATTTACGCTAGCTTTAAAATTAGTGCCAGCATGCAGGGATCAGATGCTTTAACCCTTGCCGCTGAAGACCTAATTTCTGGGATGTCTGTAGGCGTGGAAGTAATCAAATCACAAAATAAAAAAGATTACATTTATGTAACTAAAGCAACTCTTAAAGAAGTTAGTTTAGTTGAATCACCAGCATTTACAGAAGCGCAAGTAACTAAAGTTGCTGCAAGCGAAAGCGAAGCAGATGCAACACCAACTACTACGGAAAGTGAGGCTATCTTGGATACAACTCCAGAGCCAACTGTTACACCGGCAGAGGTTGCTCCAGTAGAAGCCGCACGTCCAACAATTAGTGCTGCTATCTATGCTGAGCCACGTACGCCAATCAATTCACAAGCTAAGTATCTGCAATATGCAGTTAAGGCACAATTAGGAGATCACGAAGCTGGTCTATGGGTAAGAGGCGAAGATGCAAAGGCTCTAAAAGTAACTGCAGCCGATGATTCATTCTCAACCAACCCAGCATTCTCACCAGTATCTTATGCAACAACTGTTGTAGATACTCTTATCGGATCACGTCCAACTATCGAGGCATGTGGCGGAGCAAAAGTTATTCCTAACTCAGGTATGACTATCTCACATCCAAAAATTACAACTTCAGGTACTGTTGCAGAAACTGCAGAAGGTGGCTCACCATCTGAGACAGGTATCGTATCTGCATACGTAAATGCAACTGTTAAGAAGTACGCTGGATTACAACGCTACTCAGTAGAATTACTAGAGCGTTCATCTGATAATCCTGCATTCTTTCAAGCAATGCTTGACAACATGACACGTGCTTATAACAAAGCAACAGATGCAGCAGTAATTGCTGAAATTACATCTGGTGGAACACTTGCAACATCACAAGCTACTACCTACCTAGGTATTCAAGCATTTATTGCACAAGCTGGCCCAGCTGCATATTCTGCAACTGGTGAACTAGCAAGCGCGTATGTTGCTGGTACTTCACAATGGTCTCTATTGATCGGTGCTAAAGATTCAACAGACCGACCAATCTTTACATCACAGAATCCAATGAATGCTGGTGGTACTTCATCACCAACATCAATTCGTGGCAATGTGCTTGGATTAGATCTATATGTTGATGCCAACATGGTATCTACAACTATCGATGATTCAGCATTTATTATTGTGCCATCAGCAATTGCAATTTATGAGAGTCCTGTATTACGACTTTCAACAAACGTACCAACATCAGGCGAAATTGAATTGATGCTGTACGGATATTTGGCAACTAAGACACTTGTGTCTGGTGGCCTACAACGCTACAACATGACAGCGTAATAACAGCAATACTTTAATAATCCTCTGGGGTTTAGTAGCCCTAGCCCCAGGGGAGCTTTTCTAGAGAGGACAACATGGCAGCCACAATGGTAACTAAAGCCGAATTACGTAGTAATTTAGGCATAGGTAGCTTATACAGTGACGCTACTGTGGAAGAGTGTTGCCAATCTGCAGAAGATTTAATTTCTAAATACCTTTGGCACAACGATGCTCCAGTAGTGGGCACATCTATTAGCAATAACGTAGCAAGCCTAGTTTTAGCAAACCCTGGCATATTTGTTACAGGTCAAGAAATTACAATTAGCGATTCTGGTGCAACATATAATGGCACCTACACATTAACCGGATCATTCCCAGGTACTACAGTGCCAGCATCTATTGGCACAGCATTTTGGAGCACATACGCATTTAGTTCAAATCCTAACGGTTATAGCATTATTCAATATGCAAAAATAGCTGCAAACGACCCATTTCATTTTGTAAAACCATACGGCAGAGCCCTTGGCCCAGAGCATAAATCACAGGCTTACACTGCGACCCCTGCCATCAGAGAGGCTGCGATGATCGTAGCTGTAGACATCTGGCAAGCACGTCAAGTTAGCCAGACTGGTGGGGTAGGTATGGATGGGGTATCTGCAAGTCCGTACAGGATGGGATACCAATTGATAAATCGGGTCAGAGGCCTCATCCAACCGTATTCAAGTCCTAATTCACTGGTCGGCTAATGCCAGCCGCAATAACCACCCTTAGAACCACGCTAGCCACTGATCTAGCCAATGCAGGCGTGTGGTCTACCTTTGCTTACCCACCTGCAACTCTATTGGCAAACAGCGTTGTAATTACACCTAGCGATCCTTACTTAGTGCCGTCTAACAATGACTACACAAGCATCGCACCTCTAGCCAATTTTAAGGTGATGATCTGTGTACCAGCCTTTGATAATCAAGGCAACTTAGCAGGCATAGAAGATTTTATTGTTGCCGTTGTGACTAAATTAAACGCATCATCTTTGGTGCTAAACATATCAAGTGTCTCCGCTCCAGCTATCGCTAGTGTGGCAAGTGGAGATTTATTAACGTCAGAAATCACCGTATCAATTCTAACGAGCTGGAGTTAAAATGAGTCTAACACCGGAAGATTTAGCCTTCTTGAAAAAGATAGGCCAGATCGAAGAAGCACCAAAACCTGCAACTACTAAAGAGAAAGACAAGGAGTAATCATGGCCGTATTTTTGAATAATGGCGTTTCCGTCACATTCAATTCTGTAGACCTGTCAGCATATGTTACATCTGTAACTGTTAATCAATCATTTGATGAACTAGAAGTAACTGCTATGGGAGATACAGCTCACAAGTTTGCTAAAGGACTAGAGGCAAGCACTATTACTCTAGATTTCTTAAATGATAACGCTGCAACAACTGTAATTCCTACTTTGCGTGCTGCTTATGGTACAACTGTACCTGTGGTAATCAAGCAAACAACCGGAGCAGTATCTGCAAGTAATCCTTCATATTCAACAACTGTTTTAGTTAATAACCTAAACAACGTAAATGGATCTGTAAGTGATATATCAAGCCAATCAATTACATTTACCTGCAACAGCGTAATTACTGTAGCAGTAGCATAAGGAGAACTAATGGCAAAGCTAAAGATAACAAGGGCTAACGGAGAAGTATCTGAACACAAGATTACTCCGGGTGTCGAGTACGCTTTCGAATTAAAGTATGGTGCAGGAATATCAAAGGTCCTACGTGATCACGAACGTCAAACAGAGATCTACTATTTGGCGCACGAATGTTTACGTAGGGCTAATGTAACTGTGCCAGTCTTCGGCCTAGAGTTTATTGAAACCCTAGACACCGTTGAAGTATTGGATGAAGAAAAAAAATAACACAGCGTGATTCCATAACCTACACGATAGCCAGTCTGTCGGTAGAAACAGGAATTGCGCCCCAGGCTTTTATAGATATGGATTCAGAGATGCTTAGGACAATTGTCCAAGTATTGTCGGATCGAGCTAAGGAGATCAAGAATGCCAGTAAACGTCACAGGCGTTAAGGAACTCCAAGCCGCTATGAAGATATTAGATCCTAATCTTAATAAAGAAATGCAAACTGAAATTAAAAATGCAATGATTCCTATCAGGGATCAAGCTAAAGGCTACATGCCTGCTAATAATGAAGTTTTATCAGGCTGGCGTAAAGTCAATGTTACAGCTGAGCAAAAGTATCGGGCATTCCCATTTTATGATCAAGACGTAGCACGTAATGGTATTTACTATTCTAAAGGTGCAACTAGAGCCAATAAATCAGGATTCTCTATGGTTAATTTTATTGCTAACAAATCCGCATCAGGAGCGATCTTTGAAACTGCTGGCCGTAAAAACCCTGGCGGAGATCCTAAATCTGAAAGTCTTAATCCAAGAGCAGGCATTCACTTTATTCAATCTGCACAAAATGCAAGTCCATTAAAAGGTAACGGAATGCAACGTGGCCGAGCAATTTATCGAGCCTGGTATGAAGATGAAGGCAAAGTCTATGCAGCTGTACTTAAAGCCATAGATACTGTTGCCACCAAGTTTAACAATAGTCAATTGAAAAAGGTTGCATAATGGCCAGACCACCAAGTTTAGTCGTATCTGCGTTAGCCACTTGGAATGGTAAAGCCCTTGCTAAAGGTTCCAAACAAATATCTGACTTTGACAAATCAGCACAGAAGTTAGGCAGGACACTTACTAAGTATCTAGGTGCTACTGCTTTGGTAGCCTTTGGTAAAAGTTCAGTTAATGCTTTTATAGAATCAGAGAAGGCTGCGGCCAAACTACGTACCACAGTTAGTAACTTAGGTTTATCCTTTGAGCAATCAAATATCGACAATTATTTGCAAAAACTATCTTTACAGTTTGGCATAGTAGATGAAAATCTGATCCCAGGCTTTCAACGTCTGCTTATTGTTACTAAAGATGTTGCCAAAGCCCAAAGCATATTCCAGACTGCACTTGACGTATCAGCCGGTACTGGCAAAGACCTTACAACTGTATCTACAAGCTTATCTAAAGCCTATCTAGGCGATAACGTAGCCTTAGGCAGATTAGGCGTAGGACTAAGCAAGGCTCAATTAAAATCCTCATCATTCTTAGATGTACAGAAAACCCTTAACGCTAACTTTGCAGGTCAAGCATCAGCAGCTGTATCAGGCTATGCCGGTGATATGGCTAAATTAACTGTAGCCGTTGACGAATCTAAAGAGGCTATTGGCAAGGGCTTGTTAGATGCTTTGAAGACCTTATCAGGTGATAGATCAATAGACACATTTACTAATAATATGATTAAAAGTGCCAATGTTATTGCAGGTGCTTTTAATAGCATAGCAAGACTTGTCAGCACAGTTATACCGGGTAATGTAATTAAAGTTAATGGTGAGTATCGATTAAAATCTGAGTTGCCAGGTACCCAGCAATCTAGCAATACACGTGTTAAAGATTATGTGGTTATGGCTAAAACAACCAAAGCACGTAAAGATGAATTAGCAATCCTTACCGCATCTAATAAAGCCAAAACCGAGATAGACAAACTTAAAGACAAGTTTGACCTAGAGCGCATTAGTTTGACTGCAGCCCTTAATGCTGCTACCGATGATGAGACCAAACTACGTATCAAAGCCCAGTTAGCCATTTTAGATAACAATGAGGCTTTAGCCAAAAAATATAATAAAGAATTAGAAGCAGCTTCAGTGGCACAAACTTTATCTACTGCTTTGAGTGAGACTACTTCAGTCCTAACTAAGACTTTAATGCCTGCTTTATTTACAGCTGCAGGTGAAATGACCGCTAGAGCAGGTCGAGTATTAGCGCCAATAGAAGGCGTTAGCAGTGCTATAGCAGGTGGATCTGCAAGGAGTGCAACTAGCATAGGTGTTAGCGTAGATGTAAGTGGCACATCCGTAGGTGGCGGCGTGAGTAACACAGATATTGAGCAAACAGTACAAGAAGCAATTTTGTCACTCTATCGTCAAGGACGTAATCAAGTACCTGCTGGAGCGTTATAGTGGCCGTTCCAACCATCAATGCGATTATTAATTTTAGCACTGGTCCTGCAACTGCTCAGGCTATGCAAATTGATATTGGTCAATTGGGAGTAAATGTATTAGCAGATAACGTAGCAGTAATTGTTGATGTATCTGATCAAGTAGATTTAGTTCAAACTAAACGTGGACGTAATGCTTTAGCCGATGAGTTCCAGACTGGTCAATTGACTTTACGTTTAATAGATCAAAATGGCGACTTTAACCCTCAGAATCCATCTAGCCCATACTTTGAATTATTAACACCTATGAAGAAGGTGCAGATAACTGCAACCTACTCAGGAGTAACTTATCCAATCTTCTCAGGCTTTATTACATCTTATGTTAATAGCCAACCTAAAGATGCAACAGAAGTTGCTTATACAACTATACAAGCTGTAGATGCTCAGAGATTAGCTCAAAATGCTCAAATATCCACAGTAACAGGTGCCACTGCAGGAGATTTATCTGGCACACGTGTTAATCAAATCTTAAATACTATTAGCTGGCCTAACACTCAACGTGATATAGATGCCGGATTAACTACTTTGCAGAATGATCCAGGCACCGACAGGACTTCTTTACAGTCCTTACAAACCGTAGCCAATAGTGAGTATGGCGCAATATATGTAGATGCTTCAGGCTCATTTGTATTTCAATCTCGTGCAGTAACTGTCTCATCTATTGCTGGCACTCCCACAGTATTTAGCGATAATGGTGCTGGCATCCGTTATGCAGATGCTATATGGAAACTAGATGATACTTTGGTATTTAATAAATCAACGGTAACTAGATCAGGTGGTACCCCACAGGTAGCCACTAATCAGGATTCCATAGACAAATACTTCTTACATTCTTATTTTCTAGATGGACTACTAATGCAAACCGATGCTGTAGCTCTAGATTATGCAAGAGCTTATACAGCTTCTAGAGCTGAGACCTCTATCCGATGCGATGCCATCGTACTTGATTTATACACCCCTAGTTACACCGCAGGCACTATTGCAGCGTTATCGCTAGATTTCTTTAATCCAATCACGGTAATTACTACCCAACCAGGCGGATCTACCCTGCAAAAGACCCTACAGATTTTTGGAGTAGCTTTTAACATTACTCCAAATAGTTGGAAAACGACCTTTACAACGCTAGAACCTGTCATAGATGGGTTTATAATAGGCAACGTAGATTACGGTGTCTTAGGACAAAACGTCTTATCTTATTAAGGAGTAATAATGGCAACAGGATTTCCAGCAGTAACCGGTGATGTGCTTACATCAGGCATGTTTAACGGACTTGTGGCATTTACAACAAATGCTCAAACAGGTACAACTTATACAGCTGTATCAACAGATCAGTATCAAGTATTAGTTACAATGTCTAATGCATCTGCTAATGCATTTAAGATACCTACAAATGCTTCTGTTGCATTTCCAGTGGGTACTTGTATTACAGTATTAAATATTGGCGCAGGTACTTGCACAATTAGTGCAACAACATCTGGTACCACAACGGTACTATCAGCAGGTGCTACTCCTGCATCTCCAACCCTTGCACAATATAAATCAGCAGCTTGTATTAAAACTGCTACAGATACTTGGTACGTAGTCGGGTCTGTTGCCTAATGATTGGTAATATGATTGCAGGAACTTATGGGGCATCGGGTACTCCTGTTGCTAAAGCAACTGGTGGCACTATTGTTTATTCTTCACCTTATTATTACCACACTTTTACAAGCAACGGAACATTCACTCCATTAGTATCTTTAACTTGTGACTTTTTAGTTGTTGCGGGTGGAGGCGGCGGCTCATACGGAGGCGCGGGTGCGGGAGGACTTCGTTCAACAGTTACGGCAACAGGCGGCGGAGGAAGTTTAGAAAGTCAATTATCTTTAAGTGCAACTGGATATTCCGTAGTTATTGGCGGCGGAGGTGCTAAAGGTTCTGCTGGCAATTCTTATCAAGGGCAAAATGGTGGAGACTCTTCTATCTCATCAATTACCAGTACAGGTGGCGGAGGATCGGGTTATACAGCTCCGCAAGTTGGTGGTTCTGGAGCCGGAGCAGGTTCAAATGTTTCAGGTGCAAACGGAACTGCTAACCAAGGTTATGCGGGAGGGTCGGGAATTTCAGGAGGAGTTGCATCCGGAGGTGGAGGAGGAGCCGGACAAATTGGTGGAGCAGGAAATGCAACAGGAAATATTGGTGGTAATGGTGGCAATGGAGTACAAATAACTGCTTTTGCTACTCCAACTTCTACTGGTGCAAATAGTGGATATTATGCTGGAGGCGGCGGCGGAGGTTATGAAAACTATTTAAGTCAAGGGGGCCTTGGAGGTCTTGGCGGCGGAGGAACTGGAACACGCGATACACCTGCTTCGGCTGGAGTTACCAATACAGGCGGCGGCGGTGCTGGTAGTTATGCGTCAGGTGCAGATTTTTCCAATGGTGGTTCAGGTATTGTTATTGTGAGGTATGTAGCGTGAGTCATTGGGCAGAAATTGATAAAGATAATAAAGTCATTCGAGTAACTGTTGGTGATAATAATGATCCAGCAGGTGATGAAGGTTATCAATGGCTGATAGATAATTTAGGTGGTACTTGGATTAAAACTTCATACAATTCAAAAATTAGAGGCAACTTCGCAGCTAAAGGTTATACATACTTACCATTAGAGGATATTTTTATTGGCAATAAATGTCATCCAGAAGCAGTATTAAATACTGTAACCGCTAAATGGGATTGCGACAACGAGGAACATAATGTCAAGCCCCTGGCTGAGTAAAGCAGGCGTTCAATTAAGGGACCAGATCGATGAGTGGTTCCCCGATAGAGACCGCCATTCGGATGGGGTTTTGGGGGATGCTCGTCATGCCCTTAAACCGTCAGATCACAATCCAGATTCAAACAGCAAACCACCAAACGTTATCAGAGCCTTTGATTGCGATGCTGATCTTTCTAAGCAAAAAGGATTATCAGTGTATCTTGCTGACCAGATCAGACAATGCGCAAAATCCGATCCACGTATTGCTTATGTGATACACATGGGCCAGATTGCATCATCAAAGAAGCGATGGGCTTGGCGAAAATATAATGGCTTAAATTCACACACCCATCATATTCATATCAGTTTTTCACCATCAGGAGATCTCGATGGTAAACCGTTCAACATCCCACTACTAGGAGGCAAAATATGAACATGAAAAATCCATACGTATTAACAGTTGGTGCATTCCTATCAGCTTGGGCAGCATCAAACTTTGCAGCTGATTATCGTGCTGTTCTATGGGCAGTATTAGCCGGAGTATTTGGCTATGCAACTCCGAAGAAATGACATTACAGGATTGGGCCTCATTTGGGGCTGGCGTTATCGCCGTGCTATCAGGCGGTCTATTAGGTTTACGTTTTCTAGTTAAAGGCTGGTTGAACGAGTTACGACCTAACGGTGGATCTAGCATGAAGGATCAATTAACACGATTAGAGAAGCGTGTCGATGATCTCTTTATCTTAATTAGTAAGTCATAATTTTAATATGGCTACCAAACGCAAACCAAAGAAGAAGGTTGCACGTAGGCGCAGGACCACTAAAGAGCCTGTACTTACAAAGTTAGATTTTTGGGCGATAGCAGCTAACGAGATTTACATGGCTTGTCGTAAATCCGGCATGGATGAAGGCACAGCTTTAGCGTTTGCCATGGATAGATCAAGTTATCCGGATTGGATTGTAGATACTACAGATCCAATTAAGAATCCACTTGATGACTTTGAAGAGGATGAAGATTAAGCGTTACCTTGTTATATCGGATCTACAAATTCCATTCCATCATGAAGCAGCTGTAAAGAACGTAATTAAATTAGCACGTAAGGAGAAATTTGATTCTGTATTGGTGGTCGGGGATGAAATTGATTTTAATACAATTAGCAAGTGGGCTGAAGGCACACCTTTGGCTTATAAGCAGACCATTCACCAAGATCGAGAGCTTACTAAATCAATACTCTGGGACCTCAGTGAGTATTCTAAAGAATGTCATATCATCCGTTCTAATCATACTGATCGCCTATATAGCACTCTTCTCAAAGTACCTGGGTTAATAAGTCTTCCAGAATTACAATACCCAAAGTTTATGGGCTTTGCTGATATGGGTATGACTTACCACAAAGAAGCCTATGAGTTTGAACCAGGTTGGATGCTCGCTCATGGCGATGAAGGCAACATATCTCAGCACGCTGGAATTACTGCTTTGAACTTGAGTAAAAAATGGGGAAAATCAGTTTTGTGTGGTCACACGCACAGGCTAGGCATGAGTGCGTATTCAGAGGGCGTAGGAAGCCATTACAGAGCCTTATACGGTGTTGAGGTAGGAAACCTTATGGATCGTAAAAAAGCCTCTTATTTACGCTATGGAAGCGCGAATTGGCAGATGGGTATTGCTATACTAGAAGCCGTAGCAAAGACGCTAACACCAACGTTAGTGCCTATCTCAAAGGATGGCTCATTTACAGCTCTAGGGCGGTATTACGGGTAACATCGTTACCTAATCGTTATACAAATCACGCCCTGAATAATCCACAAAGTCATACACAGGTGCAACACTATTGCTATGCCACAAAATATGTGTGCATAGATAGGGCTATATGACACTAAAAGAAGCTGGCCTATTATGGGTTGCAAGTATGGTTGCAATTATCTGGGCTTATGGAATGTATGAAAATGCAAAGCAAACACATTATTGGCGAGGCCGCAAAGATGGTTGGGACATGCACCGCCGGATGATTCAGAATAAAACTGATGCCGACATCAACTGAGAAGCTTTTTAATAATGCAACAGCAATTGTCCATGAACGTGGGGTCGTCTATGGCCACGCAATTTATAACATGGAACGAATCGCAAAATCAGTTAGTGCATATATTGACTATCCGATCATGCCTCACGACATTCCAATTATCAATGTTTTACAAAAAATCTCACGGTTGGCAGAGTCTCCTGGACACGAAGACAGTATCGTGGACATCTGTGCATACATGGCAATATACAAAATGTGTATTGAAGCCGAAAAGGACAATGAATATGAGTGGAGAGCTGGTGAGTAATGGCATTTAATTTAGAAGATTACGAGACAGTCGAGAGCCGACTAGAAAAATGGTGGAAGGATTATCCAGATGGAAGAGTGGCAACAAAGATTGAACAAGCCTCAGACACTAGATACATTGTTAGTGCTGAATTATTTAGGACGGAAGCAGACGCAAAAGCGTACTCGACCGGCCTTGCTAGTGAGAGCGTTTCTGATCGCGGTGTTAATTCAACATCTGCACTGGAAAACTGCGAGACTTCAGCGATCGGCAGAGCGCTTGCAAATGCTGGTTATGCAGCTAAAGGCAAAAGAGCATCAAGAGAAGAGATGACAAAGGTTGCAAATTACTCATCACCAGGCACTAGATCAAGAGCTGTAGAAAATGCACTTCGAGAATCATTTGCAGTAGAAAATAAAGTGGATGATCCAGTGCAATGGACTACAAATGGAGTCACTTTCCCAACACCGCCAAATCCACCAACAATCTGTTGTGAGCACGGTCACACATTAAAGTCAGGCACAAGCAAATCAACAGGCAGGCCTTTTTACGGTTATGTTTGTGCTGGCAATATAAAAGAGCATGCTGTATGGGCTCAGCAAGATGCAACAGGCGGTTGGTTCTTTCCAAAAGACAAAGGGGGTGAATAATGGGATATGTTGAAATATTAAGAGGTGGACCTTACCTGGAGCGAATGGAAAACGACCAGGTAAAGTTCATACCATCTACTGACTTATGTATAGCTTGTAATGACGACAGGTTAATAC